CCGCGGCTAACATATTGTCTGAAAATATAGCTTTAGCCCAATCAGGTAGTTCTCTTTTCTTTTCAGGTATAAAATCTGCAACAGACTCGTTATAACCATTTATCATATCATGTTCTAAGTCTGTACTTGGACTAAAGTCATGAAAAGCTCCTGTAATTTTATTTTTACCTGCTATAACATCAAAGCCATAAATAGGTGCATTGTTGTTAAGATTAGGAAAACAGCATACATGCATCATCCACAAACCTTTTGTTTCTCTTGCATCTACAACGTCAATATGACAACGACGAAGGCTATCATTACGCCATACGCGATTAATCCAGGAACCGTCTTCTTTATTAAATTGCGATAGTCCTGGCTCTTCAAATTCTTCTGCTCTTTCATCAAATATCCTTATAATTTCTTCTTGAAGTGAAATAAGTTTTTCCCATAATATACTTTTAGTTGGTTTTTCTTCTGCTATAATTGTCATTCGTATGTAACTCCAAAAAAGTCGTGATAGAAGTATTGTGTTCCCGTTCGAGGAACTTCAGTAACAAATTCTCCTTTAACTATTACACCACTTTCACTGCTTGTTTGTCCGTGGTATTCTGTACCATCCATATGGTAACAATTATCAACAGAAATAATAGGAACGTCAGATAACCACGACATCATAGTTAAATGTGCATGATGCCAGTTGTTAAAAAGAGTTTCCATCTTTTTTCCGTTGCCTCTGAAACCGTTTGTTGAATGTACAAATAATTGTAGGTCTTGTCTGCCACCCATGTTGTATTGCTGTTTAGCATGCCAGCATATAGCTTTATGTCCGGACATTCCATGCCCCCACATATCATTACATACTAATCCTACAACATTAAACTGAAATGTTTCGTCTCCTAATTTCCATGCAAATAATCCATCTTTATCTGTATCATGTTCCATAAAAGGTAAGTCTTGTGGATTAATACAGAACGATTTATTAGTTGCTCCTCTTAGTTGGCCATCTTTTGCATAAAATCTAATTTGGTTTCGTCCTACATCTCCAAATCTTTCTTTTTCTTTCCATAGTGTACCTAAGCACAATCCAACTTTATCTTTTGCATATGCTTCTACTGCTTTTAATCCGTCCTCTAGTTCTGATAAATTGTCAAAAGGATCAATACCAAAAGAAGTTGCGGCTAGTCCTCCATGGTCATAACCGCTTAAAGCACCTTCAGGTGTAACTAAGTAATCACACTTGTTTTCTACTGCATAGTCTATTGCTTTTTTAATGTGTTCAACATTGTCTTTGACAATTGGTGTACAAGGAATTTGTGCACCTGCTATTCTAACTGGTACTTGTTTTGGCATTAGTGCTTACTCACTGAAAGTACATTAGGAACATCAAAGTCAATTTTTAAGTTTGTTGCTTTGAATACAAAATTAATTACAAGTCTGTTTTCATTTTCAATAGGACATGTGCCAGTATGCATTAGATTAGATTTTAGTAGTATTGCTCTACCTTTCTTTGGATGTACTTCTCCTACCACTTCCAAATCCTTATATGGCATTGGGTCAAGTGTTGATTTTTGAAAAATTCTAGTTGGCCCATCGCTATCTTTAATGTAATAAATTAAAGTAAAATACTCTGGTGACTTATGATCTGCATGTGGTGGATGATATTTTCCTTTGAATGATTCATCTTTTAAATTCATATTTGTTTTTATTTTGTGTATATCACCTACTGTACACCCTGTTGCATTTTCTAAAAAAGATAATACCATTCTAGTGAGTCCGAATGTTTCAGGATTAGGTTTACCTCCCCATTGTGATATATGTACTAGTTGAGGACATTCTTTTATATTGTCATCAACAACAGATTCGTTATGGCCCTCTATTTCTTTTGCATTGCCTGATGTAAAAGAAACATAATTCCATTGTGTATTAAAGTGAAATTGTTCTTCAATTGTATCCTGTATAGATTTTGGTAAAAAATTCTCAATTACTGTATAGCTCAAGTTCTAACTCCATTAACTCTTTAAACAAATTAGTTGCTGAGGTAAAAACATATTTTGCTTCTTCAGCCATATCATCATTTGTTTTTGATCTGATTGCTTCTTTAAGTNNTTTCTTATCTGTATCAAACTCGTACATTGTACCAGCCCCTGGTACTTTTTTAGCAATCATTTGTCCGCCACTAAGGTCGCCCATATGAAGTACATACACATGAGCCATTAGTGCATTACTATCATGCATAATATATTTCATATGCATAATATAATCTCTTGTACTTTGTGTTAACACCGGCGGGTCAACATGTTTCCAAAGTTCTAAGTAATCTTTTTCTATNCGTTGTTTGCGGCTAATACCTGGTAGGTCATATAATAGCCCATTAGCACCAGCTAGTGCTTCTAGTAAATCGTATTTTTTATGTTGGTTCCAAAGATATGTTGCATATAAGTCTGGGTTTATCTTTCCGCTCATTAACACCTTAACAAATTCTTGTCTCTCAGCATCTTTGTGATGCTCCCATGTTAAGTCTTTAAGACTCATTGTAAACTCCTAGACTATTCTTCTTCGACTTTGATTTGTAAGGGATATCCTCGTTCTCTACTTGCGGTAGTTGCTTCAACTGCTTTTTGTTCTGCCACTTCATATGTATATATACCTACAGTTCCGCTACCTTCTGTGTGAATCTGAACCATAACTTTTTCAGCTGACTCAGCTGAATGTTTGAAAATGCCTACTAATACTTCTATAACCCAATCCATAGGAGTTGCGTCATCATTAAAGAAAATAACTTTGTACTTAGATGGTTCAGTAATCTTTTGATCTATCAACTCATCTATTTTTACATCTAAATCTTGTGCGAATTCTACGTCATTGTTCATCATATTTTCCTATCTGCTTAGGGGGAATAAATCCCCCTAAACATTTCCCTAGTTAACCTTCGATAGTTGGACCAGCATTGATCTCAATTTTCTTAGGTTTCATTTCCTCAGGAATATCTCTAAAAAGATGTATGTTTAACATACCATTTTCTAGTTTTGCTGATTTAACATCAACATGCTCTGCAAGGTTAAATTCTCTTACAAAGTTTCTTCCTGCAATACCTCTATGAAGATAGTTTACATCTTCATCACCTTTTGGTGCCGAGCCTTCAATTTTAAGAACATCTTTGTCCTTTTCAATTGAAAGATTATCCATAGTAAAGCCAGCGACTGCTACTGAGATCATAAACTCATCGTCGTTAAGTTTTGCTATGTTATATGGTGGGTATCCTCCAGAACCATTATTTGGACTGTTTTCAAATACTCTGTCCATTTGATCGAACAGGTTATCAAATCCAATAAATTGTTTGTGGAAACCGGGTAGGTTTAGAGTTGTTAGTCTTGTCATTTTTTTCTCCTTTATTAAGCAAGATTAATAATTAGGACCCAAATATTTGGCATCCCAGTACAAAAAGAACTCTTCTCTCTGTACATTAGTATTTATCATTATAAAAACACCATAATGATAAAATCCGGTCAATTTTTATCAAATTGACTGAATACTTGATTGACTTGGTTATTCACACGTACAAACGTAGTACACTTTGACATATCTTTAAGTCTTTTAGCACCTATATATGTACATGCACTTCTAACCCCGCCTAAAATTTCTGTTANTGTATTGTCTACAGGACCTCTGTGTGGCAATGTTACTACTTTACCTTCAGCACCACGATATCCATCTTTTCTGCGTCCGTGCCTAGCCATTGCTTCATCTGAACTCATTCCGTAGAATGTAACTTTCCCATCAATAACTTCGCCTTCTGATTCATCGTGTCCTGCTAACATACCACCAAGCATTACAAAATGTGCTCCTGCACCAAATGCCTTAGCTACATCTCCTGGATGTACACAACCACCATCTGCGATAACATGACCACCGATACCGTTGGCGGCATCTGCACATTCGATTACTCCTGATAACTGCGGTACTCCGACACCTGTTTGTAATCTAGTTGTACATACTGATCCAGGACCAATTCCTACTTTTACGATGTCTGCTCCACGAATTATTAGTTCTTCTGTCATTTCACCAGTAACTACATTACCAGCAATAATTGTTTTATCTGGATAAGTCTCTCTTATCTTTTCAATAAAGTCACCAAAGTTTTCATGATATGCATTTGCTACATCTACACAAATAAACTTAATGTCTGGATATGATTCTAACACTCTAGTCATTGTGTTATAGTCTGCGGCTTCTTTATCCCAAATGTAGCCTGTGCCTGTACAAGCACTAATATACTTTAATTTTATTCCAGAGCCAACTGCTTCTTTCCAATCTTCAAAACTATTATGTTTACCTATAACAGTAAGCATCTTATGATCTTGGAAAACCTTTGCCATTGAAAATGTACCAACACCGTCCATGTTGCTAGCCATTATAGGGACGCCAGTCCATTCTTGGCCACTGTTGTGAAATTTGTATGTTCGAAGCAAGTCTACGTCTCTACGACTTTCTAGCTTACTTCTCTTAGGTTTGAATAAAACGTCGCTATAGTCCAGCTTAATATCTTGCTCGATTCTCATAGCTTAGTATCCTTGTTCGTCTAAACGTTTTTGCATAGCACGTTGATGGCGTCTTTTTGCCATTGCCTTATCACGTTTTCTTTTTTCGCTAGGCTTCACATACTCTTGTCGTTCTCTATACTCTTGTAATACACCAGACTCTTGAACTTTCTTTTTAAATTTACGTAATGCCGCATTAACGTCACCGTTACGGACTTCAACATAAATTCCGCTCTTCTGACCTTGTGACTGTTGATTAAAGTGTCTAGGTCGTCTGTTGTTATTTCTGTAGTTCTGCAAGTTTTGCTCCTATCGGTTCTACCAAATAATCTAAATGGTATATTCGTTTATTACTTAACTTATTATAATACATATCAGGGCCTTTTGTCAACCAGAAAGTGTTAGTATTGGCAATAATATATGAAGCCAAATCTCTTATATTTGGTGGACAGTTATCAATATCTAGAATAACAAAATTAGCTATATGACAATGGTTTAATAACCATTGGGGGTCTTGTAGATCTTTTTGACCAATTTTGGTATCTCCAATTTCTACATCTTGTTTTAATTCGGGTATTTCGTAAACGTATGTTGTAAATGGTTGATCAAACTTAACAATTAAGTTTTGAAATTCATCTTTTACATCTCTGCTTGGGTATACTAATAAAAAACTAATATCATTTGTTAATAATGTATCAGGTGGTGTAACGACCGTTAAATCACTCATTCTTATCTCTTATGTTTCTCCAGTTAGTATCTTCAGTTTGCTCTTCGTTCTGTATATATCCGGAATCAGCGGTCGTTTGATTCGAATCTGAACTTGGTTCAATCACCTCTGTAAAATCTGGTCTTGTTCTGTCTGATTCTTCAATTGGTGTTTGTACACTTTCGCTTTCTGGCAACTTTAATGCTTCTTCTACAGTTGCAGATTGCTTTAATGCTTCTTTGGCTTGTTCTGCTTCAACATCATCATCGTCTAAGTAAGACTCCCAGGGAAATTCGTCTATTTCACCAGCCAAATATTTTTCTTTAAAACTTTTAATAGTTCTGTTAGGATTCATATCCTTCCATTTTCTTTTGGCCTCGGTCCACTGTGGATGTTGATCTAATTCATCAATTTGTTCTTCTGTTAGTCTTGGCCTAGCAACTTCTTTTTCTTTATATTCTTCTGCTACTGCTTTTACTTCATCTTCAACTTCTTTGTCTAGTGTCTCTTGGTCGATGTCTTCGTATACTGTTGGAACTTCGTTTTCGTAAGTTTTATCTTCATCTTCAGATATTGTGTTTATATCTGCATCACGATTAATCTCTTCTTCAATTTCAGGATCTATTTTATCCTCAGGTTCTTCTTCTTTAGGTTCTTCTTCCTGCTGATTCATTAAGTCTACAATATGTTGAGCCCTTTTGTCTTCGTACTCTTTCCAATCATAGTCTTTCGGTCGCCTGGCGAACTGGAACGTATACTGGCTAGCAATTAATAGTAAAACTGCTAGAGGATCAAACACAAAAATAATTAAAATGATAACCCATCTAACGGCTTCTTCTAATAAATCTCTGTCTGCTTCCTCACCATATATAAATTCCGCAATATATTTGATAGGACCAACTTCTGCTTCTAATTTTCTATATTCTGCTTCAATCGCATATTTTTGTTCAGTTAGTGTATCAATTTCTGTATTAGCTTTTTTAATTTTAAGAAGGTTTTCTTCTATAAGCTCTGTGTTGTTGTCAGGAGTAATACTTCCAATTTCAGATCTAAGTTTGTTTATAACCTTGTTTGAATCTTCTATTTCTCTTTGTGCTATATCACGAAGACGTTTTATTTCTTCATTGGCTGATATTATTATTGGAGATTCTTTTTCTTCAAGTTGAGCAATAGTCTTTAGAATACTTTCACGTTTAGCTATTAGTCCGTCGCGATAGTTTTCAACTTGTTTAGCAGTTCTACTTCCGTAGGTTCCATCTACTCTAGTTCCTACAATACTTTGAAGGCGCCTAATACTTTCACTATCTCGTCTATTCAGTAAATCAGATAATGTTTGTAGGTCGGTATCTATATTAGAAACTTGTGCAAGGTAAGGCTCAATTTTCTTATCTCTACGTTCTGTTTCTTGTTGAATTATTTTTTGTTGTTCTATAACAAGTGGCTGTATTCTTTCATATGCAGTATCGATTCTTTTCTGTTCTCTATCAATCTGATCCTGAATAGTATCATTTTTATTGGCACCTTTGTTTTCAGCAGTTTCTATTTTATCTTCTGCTTTAGTTATAATAGTTTTATATCTACTAATTTCAGTTTCAAGTTGTGAGATTTTTTCTACAGATTCAATACTTGCAGAGGTTTGTTCTATATGGGCTTTAGAAAGATACCCAAAGATACCCATACTTGTAATAAACATTAGTACTACAACCGCAGTAGCGAGGTAATACTTTAGCCACCATTTTGCTTGTGACCAATACCTATGTAACCATACTGCCGTGACTAATTTAGAAACTTCTAAAACGCCACCCATTATTATAATAGGAATAACTGCGGCGGCAAATATAGCCGCTAATCCTGCCACAGAATAATATATTGCAACCGCACTTATACAAAGTGCAGTAAACATAACTAATAAACCAAATACCATATATTCCCTCTTTTACCGTGCCCTCAAAATCTTTTGTATGTTATATTTATTTTAATTTCGGAAGAACTTCCATTGATTGCCCTTCAAACAAGCTCGGTCTGTAAAGTTCTTAGAGCTTCCTTTGTACCATATAGTACTCATAAGTGTAGTGCATGTGTTCGGATCCACACGGGCAACGAATACTTCGCCACTAGCATTAGTACTATTACCGTACCATTTACAACTCTGTCCAGGTGGTAAAGTATCTAGTGCAAAGTATACACATCTTTCGTGTCTTTGTCTATCTTCTTTAGGTACAGAGTATGCACTATGTTTACCTAGATTAAAAACAACAGAGTAAATAGATTCTGGAGATGAATAATTAGACGCAGTACTCATTTGTCCGTAATAAGGATTATGAGATCCACAAGCAGTTAAACTAATAACGGTAGCGACCGTCAACAGCCTGCCAAGTGCCGTCCGGAAATTGGCAAAGAAATCCTTGTACATTTTTCTGTGTTCCTCTAATATTTGCAACAGTTTGATAAGGACGACACTTTCGAGCAATACCTGCATCTTTAACAAAATGTCGTACTTTAGGTTTATCTGAACATTCAACTACTGTGTTACTACTGACTACTTTATTGTTGTTGTTAACTTCAATCTTTTCGTCAGTATAACAGTATTGTGCAGTATCTAGTTTGGGTGTCGTTGTAGCTGAACACCCTCCTAGACTAATTAGTGCTATGCTTGATAACACCAACACGTTTCGCATTTCTATCATCTTTCGCCTCAGCTAATAGTTTATCAAATACTTGTAGTGGCATTTTAATACGTACATATGTGTGTACTCTGCCAGTCGAAGCAAGTTCGTATGCATGTTTTTCAACTTCAACGTGTTCTGTAATTGAAGTATTTTTAGTCGAGTGTTGCACAATAGTTTGTGTTACACGACTTTCAACACCGTTATTACCTTTGATATCAACAGTAGTATTAGAATTTACAATACCGTTAATTCTTTCTGCAAAGCCTTTAACTGCAAATGCATATGCTTGAGATTCAGAAGCTTGTTCAAACCTACTTTCACCCATTCCGCATGCATAAGCATAATCCGTTTTCCAGAACAACCAGCCTTCTGAACCAATTTGTTCACAATCCATGTACCAGGTCGGATTTGCCTTAGTTTCTCTAACTTCTATTTCCTTCATTGTAGAACATGCTGTCATAGCCAACAATGCAGTTCCGATAGTTAGTGCCTTTGTAAGTTTGCCTTTCATTACAGCCTCCTCAATTTACAAACGGAGCGACAACTTTATGAAATAAGTCTACGACTTGTTCTTGATTAGTTGCCAATTGAATTTTAGCATCTGCCCACGATTGGGTTTGATACTCTACAGTCTTATCCCATTCTTGGATAAGAAACTTTTTTACGTTAAGAAACGTATCTTGCATTAATGCCTCCTATGTTGAGCCTTTGTTTCATTATGTCTTATAATAACTTCTTTTATTACACTTGTCAAGACTTTTTGGCAAAACTTAATCCCACCTGTAAAATATGTGGTCATCAATCTTTCCAATTAATCTCATTTGCTTTCTCCATGTAGGACTTACATAGTCTGCATGATAATGTGTAGCACCTTCAATCATACCAGCCCATTTATTAAATGCAAGGATTTGGTATGCAATATCTTGGGCAACTTTCCATTTTATATTATCTTCATAATTTATAAGTTCATCTTTTTTGCCATCACAATACCAACTAAATTGGCATTTATTTCTTACAGGATAATATACCCGTTCGTTTTCGGGAAGATCAGGGTCCTTTTTAGTCTTCCAACTTTCCTTAATAGGTCCTTCATATATAACATCACATACTTTTGCAGGATATCTTCTGTCCTGAACTCTATTAAGAACAACTCGGGCGACAGCAATTTGGCCAGCTATACTTTGATTATGAGATTCCCTATAGATGTTGAGAGTCATACAATATAACTCATCAGGATCGATTACTGGAGGTTCGTTATCTTGATCAACAGTACCTGGTAGATAAACAATTCTAGTTTTAACCACAGGCACTTCTTTTATTTCAAATTCTTTGATAATTTTTGGTACTTCAATTGTTTCAATTTCTGTAACAATTTTTGGTACCTCAATTTCTACAATTTTTTCTACTTCTACAATTTTTTCTACAATTTTTTCTACTTCTTTAATTTCTACTTCTGGAGCTGGTACGTCTTTCCAAAGTACAGTTGCCATTCCTACAGTAAAACCAAATAGTATTGCAAGTAGATATCTTGTCCGGGTCAATATAGCCATAGTTGTCATCCTCTTCGCATAGTTGCAATTTCAGTTGCTTGTTTTGATCCTGTCTTATCGTCATCGTCTGCAAAGATAGGAACCATATTACTTTTGTGCATAGTAGCAATACCTACAAGACGTCTTTTGCCAGTATACTGCAATGCTTCTTTTTTTGTACAAGGTGCAAAAGAAGATCCACTATTCAAACTAGGTACGTGTTGTTCTTCTTTACGATATACACCAGACTCGTGCCAAGGAGTTTTTACTGCAACCGGCTTGCTTTTAGGCTTGTAATTGCCATGGCAGTAATCAATATATTCTTTAATATTCATAACTAGATTAGGGCAACCAAGGCGTTTCATTTCCTTGTTGTGCTTTCGCATCTGTTCTTCGTACCGTGCGATTTTACCTAATGTAAGTTTGGATTTTGATTTACGTTTTTTTGTATTGAGGGAAGTCATTCCCCTCACCAAGTGCATTGTCATAGTAAAACCTATATTTGTTACAGTTATACTAAAGTATACTATAATACAAGGTACCTGTCAAGATCTTTTTTACCAAATTAACTATCTTGTATTTGTTGTCTTGCACAACTGACGCTATTCAATTCTACTCTATATCCGTCTTTGAGCATTTCTTGTAGTGTGTCTACACCACGACTTTTTATGATAGATGTCCAAGAGTCTAAAAACTCTTGGCATTCAACTTCTGTTTCAAAGTGTTTACTGTAAACATTTACAATTTCGTCTCTTTGTATATCATCAGGTGTTGTAAGAGTAAAATTAAAAAGTAACATAAAAACTTCAAGCATTTTTCTTTCCAGTGTATTGTTAGTGTTCAGTGAGTTTTTGTCTCAACTGCAAACTAATATACACTGGAAAGGCCCTTATGTCAACCTTTTTGGTAAAATTGTTAAAAAGAAATTTTAATATCGCCTAATAATAATGCGATTATTCCTGCTATTAAAAATAAGTCAGCACATATACTCCAAATGATATAACACTTAAACAAATATTTGCTCACCTTTAATACTAAGGGGTTCTTCATTTTGACCCCCTATAATTAATATATTCATAATAATTCCTACTCAGGTAATGTTACAGTACCTGCTTCTAAAAGAATTTTTCTATTTTCTTCGTGTGCTGCCTGCACTAGTTCTTTATTTTCAGCATTATACTGAACTGCCATATGATTGTCAAGTAATGCTGTAGTTAGTGGTTTTCCGTCTACGTGTATATCGCCTAAAATACGTCCGAACTTACCTTTAGAATCATAAGATGCAGTTACTAGTACGATATCAGCACCTTCGACTTCTACAAAATTTTTAACAAAATCTTTTGCCGCTAAGCCAAATGCCTTTTCAACTAAATCTCTTGTTCTTGATTCTGGAGTATCAACTCCAACTAGCCTTACTCGTTCGTCCTTTAACCATACACCAAATCCTAGATCGATGTCAACGTCAACAGTATCACCGTCAACTACTTTAACTATTGTTGCTCTATAATCGTACATAATGTTTCTCCTGTAAAGTATATAATATACGTATATTTATAATATATGCTAAATAACCTTAGTTATGAAACATAAACACTTAGTAGTACGAGCTGAAGTAGATAATCCAATTGTAAACAAATCAAAAGCTCGTAAGTTCTTACGAAGTCTAATTAAAAAAATTAAAATGAAAGAAATGTACGGTCCTGTTGCTAGTTATTGTAAAATGAAGGGTAACAGAGGAATCACAGCATTTGCTATTATTGAAACTAGTCATTTAGCAATGCACATATGGGATGAAAACAGTCCTAGTCTTATACAATTTGATGTGTATAGTTGTAGTGACTTTGAACCAGCAACAGTAATAGAACATTTACAACCACTAAGTCCTACCAAAGTAGATTACAAATTCCTAAATAGAGAACAAGAATTTATACAAGTAATTTAAAGGTTGACCTTTAAGTAATTTGAGTGTATAAATATAATACAATGTTGAAGCAATTCAAACACTGAACTGGACCCGGGGGCGGTACCCGGCGACTCCACCATAAACACATGAGAGGAAACCTTTATGGATGCTAAAATTTTTGTATTAGTAGTTTCAATGTGGGGACACAATGGAACAGAATGGGAGTATATTGGAAACCAATCAGTTTTAAATCAAGACATGACTCAGCAACAATGTGAGTACATGGCTGATGAAGAAAAAACTTGGACAGTACATAATACTAACAAATACTATCGTATACAAATGCAATGTTATCCTAAAAAATGTGCAGGTCAAAAGACTTGCGAATAGTCGTGTGTTTATGATGGGGTCGAAATAGGATCGACAGGCAGATTAGTAGAAGAGTGGAGTTGTCCGGATCTAAGCTCGGTTAACGCGAAGAAAACTTATAATTGCAAACGACAATTATGCGCCAGAAATGGCATTAGCGGCCTAATTTAGGCACGTAGGGGTTGGCAACTTACCTGGCAACAGAAAAGTTGCACTTTACATTTTTTCAGATAAATATAGCACAGGCAGAAGGAGAACGGTCATGCCGGCAAGAAATCACAGAAATTGGTTGAAGAAGCCAACAAATGTTGAATATGTTGATAGTCGCATTTATTCAGACTATAAAATTTACCAAGAAGAAATTAAAAATATTTTTGCAAAAGTTTGGATACCAATGTGTCACAAAAGTGAACTACCAAACAAAGATGACTTTAGAACAAGTCAAATTGCATTTCAAAATGTAGTTGCAGTGAATCATAGTGATACATTTCAGGTTTATCACAATCCTGGTATACGAGGAGTAGCTGGAAATCTTAAAAGCGAATCAATTGAAGGCTTTAAAGAATTGCCTACAGAAGTAAAACATGGTGGCATGATATGGACTACATTAGATACTAATCCTACAATGAGTGTAGAACAATGGACTTGTGGAGCATTTGATTGTATAGCTGATGCTATTGATACAGAGGAATTAGATATCTTTCATTACCACAAAGCAATTATTCCTACTAACTATAAACTATGGCATGATACTAATAGTGAATTCTATCATGACTTTATGCACTACTTCAATCGTGTAACAGGATTCAATGATGAATATTTTGCTCGTAAAAACGTACCTTTTGATAATGGACACGTAAATGTTAGTAGCTTTACAGTTAACTATACAGAGTTTGATAAAGACGGAGATAGAGGAGAACTTAGTTTTCCTAATCTACCACCTAACCAATGGTACATGGTAGACTTATTTCCAGGCTTTAACTTTAACTTACGTGGTAGTGCTTACCGTAGTGATAGTGTTACTCCATTAGGACCTAATAGTGTGCTAATTGAATTCCGCGGATATGGCTTATTAAAAGATACGCCACAAGAACGTGCAACTCGTATTAAACATCATAATACAATTTGGGGACCTTTCGGTCGTAACTTACATGAAGACTTACTTGGCGTTACTGGACAAGGTGCATCAATGGTGCCAGGCAGTGAAACAAGAACTATTTTACATGGTCGTCATGAAAACAGTACTATACATGACGAAGTCGGTATGCGTCATTACTATGCTGAATGGGGTAAGTATTTAGACTTAGATCCTAGTAATCCAGTTGTCATAAAGGAAGAACTTGCAGCATAGTGTATATAAGTACTTTTAATGATAAAGTATTGTACACCACTATCTACTGACAAACTAAATGAACTGAAAGACATTTACAATAGTCAGCCAAAGCAAGAGTTAGCTTGGCGCAAAGGTGCAGAGTTTGAACCTGCTTTGGCTGTGTTAAAAGATTATGTTAGTAATGAACTAGGACATAACTATTGGAAATGTACACAAGGAACGTTCTTTGAAGCTCGTCAACCTTATAGAATACATACTGATACAGCAATAGATGAACATAATCATCAAACTATTGTTATTCCATTAGACTGGGAATATGAAGACAATGCTCGTCTTAGTGAAAACTCGTTATATATTTTTAAACAAAGATGGCATCTTGAAGCAACAAACTTCCGGTACGGATCTAAACCATCTACTGATGGTCCTAGGTATAATACAGATACAAGAGAATATAGCAAAGTAGAAAATTTAGAACCAAATAATTTTATTGATAAAGATGCGGCAAGTGATTGCGATCATTTAAACGTCCGACATTTTACTGGATTATCTGTAGAAGCAAAATTAAAATGGGAACCAGGTAAACCTTTAACGTTTCCTCGTACTGCATTACATTGTTCTAATAATTGGCATAGGTTGGGAATAAAAAGTAAACTTGGTCTAAGTTTATTTACAAGTCTTTAATCGTATCCTCGCATAGCAACTTTGTCTATATCGTCAGGATCGTCACTCATTCGTTTTGCGAACGCATCTTCAAAGCCTTCTTCTTTTATATATGCCTCTTCGTTATACCACAGGCGTTTAAAGTATGAATTGTATGAACTAAGAATTGTTTCATCTGATGTGTGTAAATGTCCCTTCACCATCCAAAATAGCCTGCAGGCTTCTTTGAACGAAGGATCTGACATTTAGAACAAGCCTAATAATTTGCCGTTGCCGGCTATAATCATTAAACAAGTTATAATATGGAGGGCAATCCAAAAGGTACGAAAAGCCAAAGCCTTCTTTACATCATCTTGTGGTATAGGAAGGAACTCTGGCTTATCGTCGTCTGTAATTCCAATGGGCATTCCAACGGTCCGTGCCCAAAGTTTTAGCCAGCGGCGCTGACCGCTCATTACATATTATTCTTTTTTTCTTGGATTTCTTTTCTTCGTTCTTTAGTAAGTTTACCTAAATCGCCTAGTGCCTTGCGAGCTCTTGCGGCCGCGGCTTTTACACTCTTGTCTTCGAATGTTTCTGATTCAGCAAGGTAATTATTAAATGCTTGAACAATTTCTTCATGTGTACTCATACTTTTTCTCCTATAAAGTTAGTTAGTTGTTACACTTGGTTGTGGTGGCATTGCTAAACCTGTTGTAGTTGCAATGTACTGACTGGCCATTTGCTTTTCAGTTTTACTTGCACACAAAACATTATTTGTGGCAAATGTAATTTTAGCTAACGGCTCAATAGTAAACATAAAAGGTGCTAGTGCTAGACCTTTTTCGGACATGGTAAGCATCAAAGGTTTAGTAACAACGTATCTTGTTTCATCTAACCCATCAAGTTTAGCAACAACTTCTTCACCTGATGCTAACTTAAAACTTACAACATCGCCTTTGGTAATACTTTTTTCAATTAACATATATTATCCTAATGAGTGTCCAGTTCCATTAAAACCTGTGTTCTCTATATACTTAATTAGCTCTTGGTAGCCACCAATGACCTGATTACTGATTACTATTTGCGGCATTGTACGGGCATTTGGTAAAATTTCCAAAAGTTCTTCTCTCGTTATATCCGTTCCTAGATTTTTGGTTTCGTATTTTACGCCCATTCTATCTAAAGTTGCCTTTGCCATATCACAGTATCCGCAAAGATCCTTAGTATAAATTGTAACATTCATCACAGTTTAAATCCTTTTAATACATCGTTATCAACATCTTGTTTAATACCACCAATGATATAACTTTCAACTTCAGTCTCTTGTGGTGCAACTTGTAAGCCTGAACTTGACAACCAGTGTTGTGTCCAAGGTAAAGGATTAGTATTAACAGGTTGATCAAAGATAGGTTGTAGTCCAAGAGCTTTTAATCTTCTATTTGCAATATACTCTACATACTGATGTAATAGTGTATCATTAAGACCAATCATAGAACCATCTTTAAACAAATACTTTGCCCATGCTTTTTCTTCTTCGACACAAGTACGCCACATATCATAAACTTCTTCTTCACATTCTTTTGCAATCTTAACCATGTCTGGATCGTCTTTACCTTGTGTCCAATGTTTTAAAATATGTGTACTAAGAGCTAAATGCTGACTTTCATCTCTAGCAATTAAACTAATAATTTTAGCAGAGCCTTCCATAAGTTTTAATTCACCAAATGCAAATGTACAAGCGAAAGAAACGTAAAAACGCAATCCTTCCAAGATGTTTACATTTTGCATAGCAAGATATAATTTTTTCTTTACATCTCGCATACTACCTTTTTTATGGAAGTTCCAGTTATCTGCTGCTTCTGTAAATGCATCATAATTTTTTGTAACTGAAACAGCTCTTTTGATAATTTCATCATCATCAAGAATAGTATCAAAAACTTCTGCAGGATCTGCATACACATTTTTCATAATGTGTGTATATGAACGACTATGAATTGTTTCAAAGAAGTCCCAAGTAACAATACAACCTTCTAGTTCAGGTAATGATACATGTGGCAAAAATGCTAAACACGGACCACGTCCTTGTACACTATCTAATAGTGTTTGATATTTTAAGTTGCTTGTAAAAATATGTTTTTGTTCTGGTCTGAAACTTTGAAAGTCTGCTCTATCTTTTTGTAAACTTACCTCTTCAGGTCTCCAAAAATACCCTAGCATTGTTTGATTAAGTTTATCAAACACAGGGAATTTAAATACGTCATATCTTTGTGTATTTTGATCAGCACCAAAAAACATATTTTGTTTGGTGAAATCTACTTTATCTCTGTTAAAAACAGTCTTTGCCATGTTTCTCTTTTCCTTCCTGCGAACACTCATATAGTATAATACATAATTCTTTGTTTGTCAACCTAAATTGCACATGCTTCGCAGTATTCTTCTTCACTAGCAAAGTCTTCACGTTTAGGTGTAGTTGTTTCCTTAGTTTCATCATGCCAGCCTAAAGAATGTGCTGGCTCTTCAAATGCGATATCATCGTCTGTCTTGTAATCGTACGTATTCTGATAATAGCTAGTTTTCCAACCTAGTTTATAAGTTGTTAATAAATCTTTTAACATTACACTCATTGGTACTTCGTTGTTTTCAAAGTGCGTTGGGTTGTAACTCCAATTACCACTGATAGCTTGATCAAAGAATTTTTGCATAACAGCAACAGTATTAATATAACCATCGTTGTTTGGCATATCCCATAATAATGTATAGTAATTCTTCAGTGCAGAATACTGCGGAACAATCTGCTTAAGAGGCCCTTTTTTACTTTTCTTAACGGACAAGTATCCTCTAGGTGGCTCAATACCGTTTGTGGCATTTGACACAACAGAACTGCTCTCCGATGGCATCTGTGCGGACAAAGTGGAGTGTCTGAGGCCGTGAATTCCAATGCTCTTGCGTAAATCATTCCAATCATAATGCAATTTCTCCTTGACTATATCATCAAGTTCTTTTTTGTAAGTATCAATTGGTAAGATACCTTCACTATATTTAGTACGATTAAAGTATTCGCATGCTCCTCTTTCTTTTGCTAATTCATTACTTGCTTTTAACAAGTAATACTGAAATGCTTCTGATAATTTATGTGTAAGTTTCCATGCTTCTTTATCGTTGTATTTTGCTTTGTGCTTTGCAAGGTAATGTGCAAGACCAATGTAACCAATGCCTAAACTTCTTCTCGCTTTTGTGCTTATCTCCGCCGCTTGAATTGGGTATCTTTGGTATTCTATAATTTCTTCTAATGACCTAACGGCTAAATCACACAAGTCTTCTAAGTCGTCTAGTTCTTTTAATAGTCCGACATTAATAGCTGAAAGAATACATAGTGCAATTTCACCTTCATTATCGTCAATGTGTTCTAATGGTTTAGTTGGTAGTGTAATCTCTTGACATAAGTTACTCATGTATACTGTATCTTTAAATGAACTATGTGTATTACAGTGATCAACATTCATAATATAAATGCGTCCTGTTTCAGCACGTTCCTTAATTAATGCACTAAACAATTCCATTGCCGGAATAACCTTTTTTCTAATAGAATATGCTCTTTCGTATTTTTCATATAACTCGTTGAATTCGTCTGGATCACCAAAGTATGCTTCATATAAATCTGGCACATCATGTGGCGAGAAAAGACTAATATCTTGATTAGATAATAACCTCTCATACATAGTTTTATTAAGTTGAATTGAATAGTCTAACTTACGTACTCTGTTATCTTCTGTACCTTTGTTATTTTTTAGTACAAGAATATCTTCTATTTCATAATGCCATAAAGGAAAATGTGTTGTTGCACTACCTCCACGTACTCCATTTTGTGTACAACATCTAACAGTTGCTTCGAATTTTTTTAGAAACGGAATGATACCAGTATGTGCTACTTCGCCTCCTCTAATTTTAGAATTGACTGCACGTATTCTACCAGCATTGATACCAATGCCAGCCCTTTGCGCCGTATAACGTCCAATGGCCATATCACTAGCAAAGATACTGTCAAGAGTGTCGTTACTATCAACGAGAACACAACTCGCAAACTGACGAACAGGGGTCCTGACTCCAGCCATGACTGGCGTTGGGATATTAATTTTAAATAATGAGGTCGCATCGTAGTATTTCCTTACATAATACATTCTATCTTCTTTAGGATAATTTGCAAATAATGTTGCCGCAATCATCATATACATATACTGAGGAGTTTCAAACAACTCTCCTGTGCTTCTATCTTGACATAGATACTTGTCTACTACTTGACGTAAACCTGCATAGGTAAAGTTCTCATCTCTGTCGTGTTTGATATAAGCATTTAACTTTCCTATTTCTTCTTGTGTATATTTTTTCTTTATTTCAGCATCATATACACCACGTTCTATATTAAGGTCTATTAATTCTGATAATGGAAGAGTTTTAAATTCACCAAATACTTCTTTGTAAATATTATAGCTTAATAGTCTTGCCGCGGCAAATTGATAATTTACTGCATCTAAAGTAATAAGATCGTTAGCACTTCTAATTAATACTTCTTGAATCTCTGTTGTACTCATTCCGTCATAAAACTGTAAATTTGCATTCATTTCAATTTGGCTACTACTTACACCCGCTAAACCCTTACATGCATGTTCCACAACTACGTGGATCTTATCAATGTTTAAATTCTCTTTACTTCCGTCTCGTTTAACGATCATAGTACCGTTTGACATATTATTTTTCCTCTTCATATATTGTTATCTTTGATATTTATTACTGTAGCTCTGGCATAGAATAATTTCTTTCTATAATTATACTTTCTGGTAGTTGGTCGACATGTACATAATTATCATCTAATCCTATTACTTCTTTGTTAATTGAAAGCAAGTATAGTCTAGCATTATTTTCCATGTCTCTCCCTATAATTATCTCAAAAGTCTTACCATTAAAACTTTCTGTTAACTGTAAAGTGTAACACATTCCAAGTATTTTACAAAAACTACAATATTGGTTTTCATTTAATAATTCCCAAGGCCCTGGCCAGGACTTTTTATTGAAAGGATCTGTATGTATACTAACGGTTGGTGCTAACTTGTAGAATTGAACAACATCATTAAGTGGGTTAGACGAACTTTCTAAGTGTTCTCTAAATTCACGCCATTTAGAAAGTCTTTCCTCATAGCTTAGATTAAACATTCATCCAACATATATTAAGTTTGCTTGTTCTTGACTGTGAAAGTCATTTTGGTTTGGTCATCAACTGGCATTGTGCTAGTATAAGTTATGTTAATAGTATCACTCGTGGCATCTCCATTTTCATCTGTTGTGTTTACGTTAAATTTAATTGCCTCTAGATAAGTTTCAATTCCTGTGAAATGATACTCATCATTGAATTCTATATCCCCGTCTGTACTGTTAACAGTAATACTTAATTTACCGTTCCTTGTAGATGAATAACTTGGACTTACTAACATATAATCTACTTCGAAACTTTGATGTATGTATTGAGGTAACCTAATAGCTTTAACATTTGTACCTCTGCTAACTGTAATTGTATGTGATTCTTTCCAAGACCAAGTACCTGAATTTTCTACTTCAGGCCAATAAACTTTACCAGTCATGTTTGCTGGAGTGTAAGACATTTCTTTTGTCCTAGCAAAGTAATCATCTGTTGTTGAATTACCAATTTGAACAAATTTAATAATAGATGTATTTGGATTTGCATCTGATGATCCATCATTTGCTACTAATACAAATGTATTATTAGAACTTGTATTATATGTGCCGTTGTGTATCCAAATGCCGTGATAGTTAATATTACTAAAGTCTGAATGACTAATAGAGTTATTAACAGGTCCTGTGGATTGTCCTGTTGAAGGAGCTCCTAGCACCATGTCTACGCCGAATACAAATCCGTAACCTAGTCCGTCAAATTTACAGTTGTTCCATTTGTTATTATTAATATCCCAGTTACTCATTACGCCGTAACCAAATCCGTGTACTTCAACTCTTTCAAATAAGTTTCCAGTAGACTCAACAGATCCACTTAGACTGTTTAATTCTATACCAATGTCAGTTGAATAATCTGTAGGAATAGTATCTCCTGAAGCCCAAGGACCTTCAATTTTAATATCTTTGAAAGTACTATCTTTACAAGATTGTAATACTAGCCCTTGACTGTTTGCTTGTGTAGTTTGTAAACTTAAACCTTCAAGTCTAATGTTTCTTGCTTGGTTAATTAAACTAGAACCACTGTCATCACCTCTTACTGACTTACCTGATGTACCAGCAATAAGTTGATTTTCAGTTTTAAATATATCACCGGAAGTTGTTTTTTTAATAATAGTTTTTTCTGCACCTGCGCCTACAATAGTTGTATAAGGTGGAAGATAAACTGTGCCATTTAAACTATACACACCTGGTTCTAAGTGTAATACAACTCTGCTTTGGCTTGTACCTAACGAAGATGAATTTAAGTATAGCTGATCAATTGCATTTTGTAATTTTACAGTTGCGTCAGCACCTTCAATACCGTTTAATCCAAACGCTCTACCTGAGACTATGTCATCTAGTCTATCTTGTAGTGTACGTTTTATTGGATTTGTAGCTGAATCTCCAGTTACAACATAAGGATCATTTATGCGATATGCATATGTGTCAATTAAAGTAAAAAGGTTATCGTGTTCTGTTAATACTTTAGTGTTACCTACTCTTGGCGCACCTTCTGATACAGCACCGTTACCAACGTATAATTCTTGTGTATCAATAGCCCAACCTAATTCGCCACTTGATAGTTGTGGAAGACCAGAACCTTGATTCTTTTGTCCTCTTCTTATTTGGATTTTTGATATCTGTACGACTGCCACTGTTAACTCCTTAATTTATTATATTTATGCGAACTTGTCGTAATACTCATAAACTCTATCCCACCATTTTGACTCCCATTTTTTAAAGTCATCTGGCCATAGATCAAATTGTTGATATTCTAAGTCTCTTGAACACATAAAAATGTGTCCTTCGCATATATTTGTGCCATATAATTCGTTATGTGCAAGTGCATATGCAGTTAATTGTAAAAAATAATCGTCTACCCATTCTAATTTTTTAGGTTTATTTGTTTGTTTAAAGTCCATAATAGCTGGGTTGTTATCGTATGTACCTACAAGGTCTGTAGTGCCTGCATATATTTTAGGATGATACAGTTGTACTTCGCTACCCCATATTTCTGTTACATGGCTTTCTAATACATTTTCTCTAATTTGACTAGCCATCTTGTGTGCTTGTTGTGCATACGGATTTGATCCTGGTGAAGGCCAGTTAGGCCATTGGTCTATATAGTCTTCTAAGTATTTGTGCATACGTGTTCCAACACCTGAAGCTTCTGTAACAATTTCTTTTGCTTTTTGTTCACCAACACGTTTTCGCCATGCGATTAGATGTGTTTTATCTTTTGTTGAATCTAATATTGTTGTAACACTTGCAACAGAATTACCGTCTGGACAAGCATAAAGGCGTCTGCCTTCTACACTTTTCTTTTTAATTTCTTTGTAGTCGTACTTCTCAGTAATTAAACTCATTTTACCATCTTCTTAATTAATAATCATAACGACCATAATACGGGTCTACTGTTGAATTAGGATCGTCTTCTGCTGTAATTGTATGTACTTCAGGAACATAATGCTTAACCATATTTTCAACTCCTAACTTAAGAGTAATAGTACTGCTGGCACATCCGCTACATGCACCACCTAATATCAGCTTAAGATGTCCATCCTCATAATCAACAAAGTCAATTACACCTCCATGACCTGCTACTGCTGGTTTAATATTAGTTTCAATTAACTCTTTAATTTGTGTGATTATTTCGTCATTCGAACGCATTTTTATTCCTTATTCGTTATTATACGATATAAGATAACAAAAGTCAAGTTCTATTTTATAATTTTGCGCCAACGTCGGTTGCTGATTTGGCCATTTGTGAAACAGTCTTATCGTCTTTGTCAGTATCAGCTTTGTTAGCACCTGTTGCAGGTTTCTTAGTTTTTGGCTCAATACCTTTTTCACTAAAATTTGCAACCATAGTCTTTACTCTAGGATCAGTATCGTATGCAGCTTTAAAAGTACCATAATCAAACATTTCGCCGCCAATGTTCTGCATAAGTTTGTTTATGTCAAGTATTTTTGCACCAGGGTGTGATTTAGCAAGTTCTGCTCTCATTGCTCCATCTGGTTTAGTAAATGGTAGGTATACGGAAGTACCGCCTGCATCGGCGCTACCAATAATTGTTCTAAGTAGTTGTACTAGTTTTGAAGGACCGTCTTCACCGGCCTCTAGGACTTTTTTTTTGAACCTGCCAAAATCTGTCCGAGCCTTCTTGACATTTCAATAGATTCACGTTTAGCTCTACCAGCTTCTTCTTCGCCGCCTGTACCTGCTTCTGCGGCTGCAAATTCGTCAGCATCTACTGTTGGTTCCATTTCGTCACCAACATCAGCTTCTGGTTCTGCTGGTAACTCTGCACCCATATCTTCTTCAGGTGCTTCGCCTTCGCCTGTAAGCATACCAACACCTTGTGTTAGTGCAGCTCTAGTAGCCTCCATTGCTGTATACATTGACTCTAGTGCGGGCTTAACGGTACCAACAAATGCATCTGATTGTTGCATACCCATTTCGTCTCTGATAGCGTCAGCTAGTTCTAGCATTGATTCTGTTTGCATTTCAGCTGTGTCTTCCATCCAACTGGTAACTCTATCTACCATGTCTTTAGAAGCCATAACTAATTCTGCTTCATCTTCTTTGCCTTCGTTCATTTTTGATCCACACTCTTTGATCATTGCTTTTAATTTAGCTTGATCGCAGTCTGGATGCATTTTACAAATTTCTGCTTGTGTTTTGCCATCTTTACACATTTTCATAATGTGTGCTTTGGAAGGCATTTTACCTTCTTCAGCCTCTTCGTTAGTTTTTTTATCTTTTTTCATGTTGTACTTGTCGGTCATTGCCTTCCATTCTGGTGTACCAGGTTTAATAGTTTTACCTGTCTTTTTATCTTTAGCAACAATACCTTCGTTTGTTTTCTTAGCAATAGCTTTTTGTAAACCTTTTGGTAATTTCTTTTGTTTCGCACTTAGACCTTTTCCGTCTTTGCTATCTTTTTTAGCATGGTCATCTTCACCTGGCTTCTTGTCTGCCCAATCTGGAACACCATCGCCGTCTTTGTCTGGCTTCTTGTCTTTTTCTGCAATAGCTGTACGTTCTGCAATCTCAGCATTTAACACGTCTAGCATTAATTTTGACTTTTGGTATGTATCACTTTTATGTACATCATCAAAACTTTCATTAGTTTCAATTGCGGAAAGCTGTGTTCTTAACTTATTACGTGCATCGTCTAATTGCTCGTTAGTAAAGTCTTGAACATTAAGTTTCTTTCCAAATCTTTTAGCAAGAGTTTCGTTTAAGCTCTGTGCTGTAATAGGTTTAGTTATTTCTTTTAAATTCATAGTAGCTTTCCTTAATGGACTTATCTTATTACATTTATTTATCTAAAGATATGGCTTTCTAGAGCTAAGGTGGCGTCTTCTACCCTGTATTTTGCTATATCATAACGGTCTAATGTAGTTGCTTTCTTCAATTCGTCCTTGGTATTTTCAATAGTATGCGAATAAAATATGCAATCTATATAGTTTTTTTGCAGTTGTTGGTCAAGTCGTACTATTTCCTGGTGATTTTGCATGTCATCTTTAGCTAGTTTCTTAGCAAGTGCTATTGCGGCTGTTTGGGAAAATAACTGCTGTACAATCTTGTTACTACTGCAATCTATAATAATATAGGCGCTCTTCTTCTTTCTTATAGCATAACCACCTATACGGATACTGTTACCTTTTTTATAAGGAAAATCTGCAATATCTATACTTCGATTAATTAAGTCAGATAGTTCTTGTATTATTTGATTATTATACGGTACTGCCGCCATTTTTAACCACCATTACAGTTGAGCCCATCTTAAATTTACTTACCAGACTCTTACGAACTAATTGTTCAATAATGACTTGTTGTCTTTCTGTAAATCCTTCAAATGGACTAGCTTCATCAATTTGCTTCAACATTTCCGCTTCTTCGTTAGTTGTGAACGTACTTTGAATTAAATCTGAAATTTTCATTATACTGTACCAGTGGTTCCGGTAGTGCCCTGTGGCTGTTTTTGCTGATCTTGTTTTGCTTTNAGTTCTGCAGCNTTCTGTTGTTTGTCCATAGTCATTTTTAACTTTTTTGGATCTTTAACTAAGTTGCTATCAGCAGGAACTTGTCCAGGCTCTAATGGTTTGCCTGGTTCAGCTATCCCTATGTTTCCTTCTTTATCCTGGAATAAAGTACCAGTAGACTTATTGCCAGCATCAGTATCTAAATCCGATACAGACCCATCTGGCATAACTGCTTGGGTAATTGTTTTTGTTTGTATGGTCGGCATAATATTTTCTGTAATTTCTCTAATTTTCATTATATTCTACCTCCACGTCTTTTGTTAGTTGGTTTGTTAATAACTTGTAAACGTCTGGATCTTACGTTTTGTGCTCTCGTTTTGATTCCAGTCATTCTTACTTTACCTTGTTTAGATGATTTTGTTTTTTTAAGTGTCTGTCCTTTAGCAACATCTAATGGCATGTTACAAGATGCAGGTGAAGCCATTACTCTTCCTTTACGTACTCCGCTTGTGCATCTATATTTTCTAACTTGCTTGCCGCCTTGTCTAGACCAAACTAAACCTTCTTTAACATTGTCATTGTAATACTGTAAAAATTCTTCGTGCCTTTTATGCATTGCGGCTATGTCAGGATTCTTTAGATATAATTTTAACCAACCCTTGAACTCAGGACTATCTTTTAATTCTTTTTCACTTTTGAAAATATCGAATATGCCTTCGTTAGTTTGATCTGTAATCTGTCTTAAAAACATTTACTTTCTCCTACGAGTTGACTTATTCATAGCCTGTACTCTTCTACTTGCTGGATTAGTTCTTTTTGTTCTTTTAGTTTTCCTAATAAGCCTTTTACCTAAACGTGCTTTCATACGTTTAATATTGGCTCTTTTCTTAGGATCTATCCTAGCATAACATTGCCCTGGAGTAGCAACAATACGGCCGTGCCTAACACCGCCCATACATCTATATTTGCGAACAACGTCTTTACCTTTCCTCGCCCAGGTAAGAGCTTCATCAGTTTGGTCGTTAGATGTGATCTCTCTCAGTAGCATGTACTTATTTATTAAATTTAAAGGGTATGTAGTGTTATTTGGGAGGGTGCTTTTAGCNTGGAATATTATTGATTACAATAATTATAGTCGATAATACACCAGTTATTATCGTAGCTGTTGCACCAAACATCACTTTAATCATTGTTTTATTACCATGTGTAATATCGTGATGTATATGTTCTACTTTTTCTTCTATCTTAGTAAGACGACCGTCTAATTGCTCATATCTTTCTTGACATAAGTCAACGTGTGCTTCTAAGTTCTTTTTTTCGAGGGCAGTTGCCATTTTATAAATCTTTCCTTATATTAAGTAAACTCGGAGTTAGCCTTAAATGTGTGTTATAAAATAGCCTAGTTAAAGTTAGTTCTTCTTCAACAATATTATTTATTATATTTCTGATAAAACATAAAGTATTCATATTATTCTTTAACCTCAAATATTATATTTTTTTCTGTATCGTCGGTAGTTCTAAACACATTGTTTTTAAAGTTTACTGTTTCTCCTAACCCTGAAAGAACTGGTACTAAATCAAAGTCTTTTTGTAGTAATTCTGTGTTTAGTCCAGCTTCTGTTTCAAAGGTAAATTTAAAAGTCCAAAACTGTTGCTCACCTTTGAATGCTGATCCAAAACCCATTCCGTCTAAATCTTTTGTTTGACTTTTTAATGATATTGGATTAGGATTAATCCGAAGGCCTGCAGTTTGTAACATTGTCATGTAATTTGCTTGTTGATTTAACTTAAACTTATCATCTCCTCTACGAGCTTTAGTTTCAGTTATATCTACCAGAGTTGTTAAAATAACATTCATACTGTATTTACAGTATAAAAAAAGAGCCCACAATAAATGTGAGCTCTTAATTTTAACAATCTAACTGTTAAGTTAAATTATGCTACTNCNAATGTAGTTGCAGCTGTTACAGTTGCGCCTGAAGCGTCATAGTTNTTAGGTCCTGCTGTAGAGCCTAATTCTCTGATTCTGCCCTGTAAAGAAGCAGCTGTTACGCTGTGTCCGTCACATACAACAGAAAGTTGTCCGCTGTTGTCGTTTACAAAACAGTAAGCCAAAGGCTGTACTACTGATAGGATTAATTCACATGCTTCGTTAGCCGCGTCGTCTTCTGTACGTAGATCGCCGCCTGCGTCAATTACGAATAATGCAATTTGTGATGTTGATACGGTGTTACCTGCAATTACTGGTGGTATACCGTTAACTCTTGTTACTGATGCCATTTTTTATCTCCTTATATTCTCTTAAATGGACAATCTCACGCTCAGTGAGTATTGTTACTATTATTTATACAATTGGAAAGAAATAGGTGGTTTAGAGGCTTATTTTCTTTGTTTTTTAGCTCTATTATGTAAAACTCTTAGATTTTGTACGTATGTAGGTCCTGCTGACACTATATCGTCTACCATTTTAATAATAGGCATGTAACCATTCAAAAAGGTATTTGGAATAGATTGTCCTGATTGTGCTAAATCTAAGAAACGTTTTGCTTGGATTAAATTTCCAGCACCAACAAGCAGTCTGTAATATTGTAGTGCAGATTTACCTGTACCTAAGTCTGGTGTGCTTACGGTAGGCTCGTTATCTTTAACATCTCTTGTTTCTAGTCCTTTGTCTTTTACAAACTTTTCAAAGTCAGATATAATATCACTTGCTCTTAATTTTGCTCTTACTGCAAATAATAATTTAGTTGTAGAGTTTTCTCTTTCAATCTTTGTTAGACTTTGCATGTTAGTAATAAGACGTCTAATATTTTTATAATCTGTATTTTTAATGTTTAATGATGTTTCTAATTTAATAAAAAGTTCACTTACGCTACTTGGTTGCGAGTTATGCGATAGCTGTGTTAAATATCTGTTAATAGCCATTATAGGTATACGTGTTTTAGCTCGCATGTCTTTCGCGGCTTTTGGATCTTTTAATTTATCCATAGCATCGTCATCGCCGTTTACAAAATACAGAAAATTATGTAAATCTGTACTAAACATGCGGAATATATTATAGTTATTTCTATTAGTTGTGTTGCCAGCATATCTTTTTACAACGTCACTATACTTTGGAAAATGCCTCATTAATTCAAGGCAAAGGAGTATCAAGTATAAACGTTGACAACAATCAGTATATGTTAATACTCTTGCATTGTTATCGTCACGTAACATTCTTGCTTCGTAAATCTCTTCTTTTAGAAATGAGAATGGTTGTTCTTTAGGAGTATCTAGACTGTGTCCTCCCTCCATTGTTGCCCATTCACTTGCTGAAAACTTTTGCATTTTATCTACTACCTATATATCCTGCTATAATACCTATTAATCCTGTAAGTGCCATTTTCATTAGTGTAATAACACTTTCATCTACTGGACGGTTCTCTTGTAGTGCTACATAATAATCGCCTATTATAATAACGCCTAGTAATGTTAACACTCCTGCTACTAATATTACAATAATTAAGTCTTTTAAATTCTTAATCACTCAGGCATCCCTCTGCGTTTATTTTGTATTGCCATTTTAGTTGTATCAGACATGTATTTCTTCACATATAAGTTTTGCATACTTTGTCCATCAGTCATATCTAGGAACGGGACTAGTCCTACTTTAGTTTCAATTTCCTTACGAAACTCATCTTTTTCTTCACGATCAGTAAAATTAGCTGGTTCTCTTTTTAATAGCTTCATTAAGTTTGCCGCTTGATCCATTGTAATCTTAATTTCTGACCCGTCTCTAGTTGTTACTGTATCTATTGGATTTGGATTACCACGTGAATCTATTGCTTTTGCAAGCTGATCTACTAAAGAAAACTTATCTCCTTTAGCATCTGGATTGTACGCAGGTTCATCTCTATCTAGTTCTCTACCATGATCTCCTAGACCATAGTCATCCATATCACCTTCATGGATTTTCATTAATCTATCGCCCAGTTCTCTAATTTTTTGGGCTTCTGTTTTGTTTTCCATTTTAACTCCTTATCGTTGTACGGCTCTATTTGCCGCTGTAAAGCCGCCGGGGCCTCTATTAACAAGTTTCATATCGCCGCCTTTGGTTGCTAACACATAGCCTTCTCCGCCTCTNTCTTTGCCTATTGTNGCTATAACATCTTGATCGTGGTTATCAAATTGTTGTATAATATCATCTTTAACTGCAATTAACCCTTTCATAATAGCCCACATACTTTCCCATCCTTTTGTATGAGCCTTAACATGTTCTAAAATCTTCTGCTGTTTCTTGCCACTTACTCCACTACCTGGTAACCATTTAAAAAAGTCTTCGCCTAAGTTACTAAATCCTGTATCAACTTTGCCGTTGCAATACTTATATATTATTTTTGGTAAATCTTTCATTTGCATTTGTGTAAGATATGCTTCGTCTAACAGTTGATCTAACGCAGGACCATCTCTTGAAATCATTTCTTTCATTTTATTAATTTTACTATCATCTATTTTAGCAGGCTTCTGAACTGACTGCGGAGGAAATACAAATACATCGTCACCTAGGAATACTTGATTTAGGTCAGCTGTTACAGATACTTCCGTACCTTTGTCATCTAATACCCTATGAACAACAACACCTGTTGTAGATGCTTTAATTTTAGCACCTAGTGCTGAGTCTTGTTTTACTTGATAAGTTACAATGTTTGGTGTAAATTCAAAATAGCCATCGTCATTAATAGGCGGTGTAGTATAGTATAATAAGTCACCTTTGTAATACCCTTCAAAATCTTCAGGTAATGCTGTTTTGTATGTTTTAAAAATATTCTTCATGTTATTAGCAAATGCTACATAACCTGGGTCGCTACGGTTAGCTCCACCTTTGCGATCTAAAAACATATTTTTTAATTTCTCTGGTGAAGTAGGTTTACCATCATATCCTTTTGCGACAAAGCCTCCTTTGTCTGTTAGAATAAACTCTCCTCGCTCGTTGTTTCCAAATATAATAGCAGGCGAGCCGTCCCATTTAATTGTAGCATCTACATGTCCACCTTTTTCTAAACTACGCAAAGACTCTAAAGCTCTCGCGGCTCCTTTAGATCCTTCAAAATATACAAGATCTTCAAGATGCTGTATGCGGGCTTCCATGCCTTCAGCTATGTTTTTCTTTGGTTTTTTACCTTTACCAAAAAGTTCTTTGCGCCTTTTGAAATCATTGACAACTTTATCTTTGACTTTCTGAACGACATTTTCGTTTACTTTAAATTCATGGAACCTCATATCGTTGCAACCTCTTTCATTATATCAAAATACAATTTAGTTTCCTTAGTAGGTTGGAATTGCTGTCCATCCCAAGATCCATCTTTGTTAGCACCTTTTCCGTAGTATGTTGTTTTGCCGTTAACATCTACTTCACCTGCTGGATGTACTAATGTCATAGCAGCCCTTGCTTGTTTTCTAAGATCGTTAGCTTGTTGTTTTAGTTTTTTATATCCTGGGTCTTGAGTAAAGTCAAATCTTTTTGCTGTTGGGTTATTTGTTCGGTAGTTGTCAGCAAACGCACTCATTTGATTACGTTCAATATCTTTTACTTGAGCCCTTAGTTTATTACTTTCATCATTGTCTGCATACTTTGAAGCAAATCTAGTTGTACTACCTCCACCTGACTGTTTGACAGATGTAGTAGTGCCACCTGTTGTCGTTACATTAGAAGTTGAAGTGCTATTACTAGTAGTATTACTTGTGCTAGTATTAGTATTAATATCATCGTCGCTGTCAAGTGCTTTGTCAAAATCATCATCTCCATCTAAGGCTTTATCAAATGCAGAATCGCCTTCTGGGTCATCTGCAAACGGATCTTTTATTGTGCTTTTTCCGCCAAATGCATCATCGTCACCGTCAAGTGCTTTGTCAAAGTCTGACTTTACATTATTAGCAACTCTTGGATCTGAGGATAAGTCTTTAATCTTTTGTTGGTCTGCGGCATTTTGTTTTGCATACTTGTCATCTATTGCTTTT